CCCAGCACTTCCCACGCCACGCTGGCAGCTTCGATGCCGCTGCACACAGAGCCGTAACTGATGGTGTTTGTATTCATTTCGGCTCCGCTGTTTCTGAAATCGCAACACTACCGGCAGGCTGATTGTCATTCGCGACCTTCTTGTGTGAGAAGGCGATGCGCGCCGATGCGGTAGTGATGTGATCCGGGTTCATGTCGATGCCGATAAAGCTAAAACCCTCTTCAACCGCTGCGCAGCCGGTGCTGCCGCTCCCTGTCCACGGATCCAGAACTTTACCGCCTGGAGGTGTGATGAGACGGCACAGATATTTCATCAGCGCGATCGGCTTCACGGTCGGGTGATTGTTTTTTGCGCCATTCGTGCGACCGGCACCGGCCCGGGGATCGTTAAGACCTGCGCTTCCCTCTTTGCGCCCGCCCGTCATGTCACTGGCTGAGACGGCAACAAAACGCTCCATCCCCTGATCGCGCTCTTTCGGCTTAACTTTCGCGCAATAGAAGAATCTGGCGGCACTTCCTTCATCGTTGCGCGGTTCGTACTTTTTCCCGGTGTCGCTGGTGGCGCCATAAGCTACGCCCTTCGAGCGCTGGGAGTCTTTTACCTTTCCCTGCTGCCATTTAGCTTTGGGGAATGCGGAAACCACTTCCTCGCTGCCGTCGTGAATGATGTTAGCGGGCCAGCGGCCTTCCGGTGATGGCTCATAATCGCCAGTCGGCTGGGTATTGTCGCGCTGGTGCGATAACAGGCCACCAGCTCCGCCCTGCAGCTGCTCGTCGGTGGGTATGCGGCAGGCTTTGATATTGAGTGCGCCGGTGCCGTGCATCGCAACGTTTTCGGCAACGGTTGTTTTGAAAGGCTTACGCGCCATTACGATCGGCTCATGCGCGGGTTTCAGGGCTGTTCCCCAGCCTTCCCATTCACCTTCGAGGTTGTGAGATTTCGGGAAGCCGCTGCCGTAGATCCAGAGTATTTGGTCACGGATTTCGAAACCAGCGTCCTCAGCATTGACGACAAGGCGGTGATAGGTTCGGGAACCGCCGAAGGCCAGCAGATACCCGCCAGGCTTCAGCACGCGCAGACATTCCTGCCACTGCTCAACAGTCGGGACGTCGTAATCCCATTTTTGGTTCATGAATCTCAGGCCGTACGGTGGATCCGTCACGATGGCATCGACGGAGTTATCCGGCAGCGTCTTCAGAACGTCTTCGCAGCGCCCTACGTGGAGTTGATAGCTCATACTGGCCCCCTGGCGATCGTAATCAGGTCAGCCGCCACCAGCTCTTCAATCGGGTGCCCGCGCAGGGAGTAAACCGTCATCTGGCGATAGTCATGCCAGCGGGAGGTGCCAAAAGCGCGAACGATGTCGATTGCCTCAACCTCGCGACCCAGCTCCTTGTTGCGCTGTAACAACCATTCGTGGATTTGCTGCGCCTGCACGCTCAGTGCTGAAGTGTCACCCTTAACCGCCGTCAGTTTGTAATACGGCATCACCGTCTTGCGGCCCTGAGAATTCAGCTTTTCGGGGATGAAACGCGAGTAATCACTCTCTTTCATAAAGTACCTGCAATAAAAAACCGCTTTGGCTTCAGTGGTGACACTCCCCCTGATGTTCGTGCGGGAACGGGGAACACTGAAAAACAAAGCGGTTAGGCTGTTATATTAGCTCAACGGCTACAGGGTGTCACGCCTGGCATCGCCGTTGAGTCGCTGTTACGATCTTGCTTCATGTGTTGTCGGTTTGACAACACTAAATATCTTCAAAAATCCAGCCGCCGCCATCTTTCTGTGCCCGGGGGAAGGCATACCTGAAAACGAACGGGTACATGCCGGCTGCGATCTTCATTTTAGCTTTGGCGTCGTCCTCGATGATTGCCTTTGCGCCCTTCACGTCGAACATCACCAGCAGGCCGTCAGCCATCATCGCGTTAAAATCGACGGTCAGCGTCGTGCGGTCAGCCAGCTGTAGCTTTATCCCTTCGTGTTTCCACCAGAGCACTTCGCCGGTTATCTCCAGGGTGCGGAGGTAATTGGCAAATTTCTGCTCCGTGGCGTTCATTTCGCCTTTCTTTTTGCGCCCCAGTGCATGCAGGCGCTCTTTGCTGGTGGGCTGAGAGTTTTTCGGGGCAGACTTCGCCCCTTTCTTCCGGCGCTCGTTGTGACGCGCCAGATCCTCTTCAGACCAGTTGAGACTCACAGCCGCTCCTCAAGCTCGACGTTTTCAGGGCTCACACCGGCAGCGGCGCAGAAAGCCTTTTTCTCCTGATAGGTCGGCTTACGGATGAAGTATACCGCCTGCAGGTGTTCGCCAGCGCCCAGGGTGAGACGCCAGTTTGCCCAGTGCGGCCACTCGCGTTCATCCTGCTTCTCCTTATCTTCGTTCTGCTGCTCATCCAGAGCGTTCAGGCCGCGGGTCAGAATAGGGTGCTCCAGAGGGATCTGGTGCAGGTAGCCTTTGTCCGTGGCATCCTGCAGCGCCTTCATCAGCAACTCATCAGAGCGGCGGGTATTCATGCTCATAAATCGTCCTCAGTCATTCCCAGCTCTTGCCGGGTACGTTCGTATAATTCCAGCTCGGTGCCGAACTGGGACTCAAATGCTCTTTTCGCCATGTGGATGGACGGCGTGCGCGGGTGATCGGCTCCGCGGTGGTGCGCAGGGCAAAGCGCAATGCTTTTCTTATGGTCAGAGCGCTGCCCGCGGCCCTGTCCGGCCCGGATATGGTGAATTTCTGCAGGGGTGCCCGGCGTGCCCTGAACCAGGCAGGCGATACAACCCAACTCGGTAATCTGCCCCAGCCACTCGTTATCTGATTTGGTGCGGTGCTTCGTTGCCATCATCTTCTCCGGTGATTTCATGACAGCCATAGGTGCACTGATTGAAGAAGATTTCACGAGCCTCGTCGGCTATTTCTTCCTCTGTTGCATCATCGGCCATTTCGAACGTTTCGATGTACATTCCATCGACAGATCCGGTTTCAATAACAACCTTGAATTTACGCATTACTTCACTCGCTTAACCAGGCAGGTTTCTTCACCGTTCACTTCAACAGCGAAGTGCAAACCCTTTGCCCGATACGTTTTGTTGTAACTCTCGCAGAGGCCTGACAGCTGCTCTCTGTCCAGTGGGGTTTTAACGTCGCTGTATTCCACGACATCACCCACGCTCATCATTAAAAACGGGTGCTTCAGCTCGCGACCGGCAGCGGGCTTGCTTCTGTATACCCACTTCCAGTTGAATGCTTTCATGCGATAACCAGCAGATAGCCGCCAAGGGCGATCATCCCGAAACCTGCAAGGATGATGCACAGGCCCGCCAGGCCAAACAGCAACCGGACAAGCGTCTCGCTGATGTGATCCCAGCCCATTTCACTCTCGTGAAGGATGACGGTCGGGCTGTAGAACTTCATGGAGTAAGAAAACTCCTTTTTCCATTCAGCCCAGCCACGCTTTGCATTTTCACGCAGCGGTGCCTTGCCCATTGGATAGATGACCATTGCCAGCAGGCAAACGCCTGCGATGATTGCGATAATTCCAGCTGCCATTATTTCAGCTCCTTCAGTGCGGTTTCGAGAACGGCACGAGCGGCGGCCACTTCAACGGGCTTGTCTGACTTCAGGCGCTGCTCGAATGCGCGGAACTCTTCACTGTCAATGTTTGTTGGGATGCCCAGAACATGATGCAGGTACACAAGGCGACGAACATGCTCAGGGATTGCAGTGCGGCCTGCCTCATACGAACAGCCGCGGGTGTTGCTGTAACCCAGAGCGTGCCAGAAGGCGCGCTGAGATAATCCTTTGGCTTTGCGCAGCTCTGTCAGGGCTTCCGGGGTGAGAAATTTGTCTTGCATACGATTCACCGTGTTGTTATTTCAGAAACATTATGTGCAAAAATAGAATGAGAAATCAAGAACAGGCATTGCAATTTCGCAACATGGATCATATCAGCACATGAAAACAGGGGAACAGGAGGTTCCAAGTGCCAGTTAATAAACGATATTTCCACGACCTAATGAAAGACCGCCGTTTGTCGCTGCGTGAGGTGGCAAGAAGGATGGAGGTCTGGCCCGCTGCACTGTCCCGCTCCCTCGATGATAAACGCAAAATGCAGCTGCCTGAGGCCGTTTCACTGGCGCGTATCCTTTCCGTTCCGCTGGCAGAGGTCATGCTTAACGCCGGGATCGAAGAAGCGAAAGCAGTCGGCAGGCGGTGCAATATTATCGGTCATGTCCATGAGGGTGCTGTTGTCGAACCAGTACCAGCTGGTGTTATTGAGAGAATAGCGATCCCTGACGGCGTGAATGATGACGTTGTGGCGGTACAGAATCACACCTCAGAAACCCCGGCAGCGTATACAGATGGCTGGGTGACATTTCTCGGGCCGCAGGTAGACCCCTCTGACTGCCTGGGTTGCTATGCCCTCGTCAATATCGAAGAGGATGGATGGGTGCTGGGCACTATCCGGCGCGGGTATTACCCCGGCACGTGGAATGTATTTCTCCCCATGCGCGACAACAGAAAGAACGTGCGGATAGCGTGGGCACGTCGAGCTATTTTGACGATACATTAAAAATCATGTTGCATATTTGAATGTGGTTGTTCTATTCTACAACCAGAGATAGATATTCTATCGGGTGAGCGGTCATCAAATCACCGCTCTTTCGCTGACCTACAGCGCCACTTACCGGACAATAAATATGAAAATGCGCCCACGGCACACTTTCAAAATCATGACCCGTTTCCAGTTCCGCTTCGGGCTGGCGCTGGCAGGCGTTCTGATAATGGTCTTCAGCAAAGACCAGGGCTGGAAAACAGGATTGATGCTGTTCCTGTTTGCCTCTTTTTTAACGCTCGCGTTTCCGCAGAAAAGAAAGGGGGAGTGATGTTTGGAAGAGCCATGTTCGAAGCAATGCAGGAAAAGCTGGGCAGGATCCTGCTCAGCAAAGAAGAGCGCTGGGAAATGCTGGATAAGCTGTCCACCAGCGACCCGGCAAAATACCAACGCCTTATTGAGGCTATGTCTGAAAAAGAGGTGGATGAGTACCTTGATTCAGTCACCCCCACGATCCGTGACGGCGTATCGCTCACGGAGATCAAGGTAGTCGATGAGGTTGTCCAGCTGCGCGTCGTGCCAAAGCAGGACATCATCGACCCTAATTATCACTGGGAGCCGGGCATGGAACACCAGCAGCCCAAGCCACCAGCGAAGAAGCGCCGCCCAGGAGTGTTTGACCGTCCAGCGATGAACCGTAAGGCACGCCGGAAAGCCGATGCCGTCGCCCGCCGCAACGCGGGTAAGGATAAGGCGTGATCAACCACAATAAGCGCTGGTCTGACGATGAAAAGCAGTATCTGCGGGAAAATGCAGGCCGGTTTACCTCTGAATACGTAGGTCTGAGGCTGAGAAGAACAGCAGCCTCTGTACGACAGATGGCAAGGGTTTTGGGTGTCAAGTTCACGAAAGGCACCCGCTGGAAGCCAGAGGAAACCAAATTTCTGGAAGACAACCACGAGAAGATGTCTCCTGCTGAGATCGGTGTGGTTGTCAATCACACGGCGCAGGAGGTCAGGGCAAAAGCTGCGCACCTCGGGATCAAGTTCGGCTTCTGGAAGAAAGTTAGCGATCACGATGTGGCTCTCTGCAAAACCCTGTTCAACGAGGGTGTGAGCATAGAGGACATCGCTGAGAAGATGGAAATCGAGTACGGCACCGTAAAAAGCTATGTCTATGGCTGGCGCCGTAAAAATGTAACTGCCCTGGCGGGCTAAGGAAAGGTATGAGCAATTCAGAAATGGTACTGGTGCCGCGCACTTTACTCGGTGCAGTGGCTAACGCGTTAGAAACTGGCAACCCGGCATCTAAAACGCTGGAATCAGTCAGGGAGTTTTATCTCGCTGATGGTAGCGAAGAGCAGCCAGGCGCTGCAGAAGTCACCCTGCGCGCTATCGCCTCTCAAATCGGTCTGGATCTGTCCGGCCCGCTTCCTGAAGGTGAGCTTTCAACGGTTATCATCAATGCCATTCGTGGCGGTGCTGATGATTTCCCAGACACCAAGACGCTTCAAGAAGCGGGGAAATATGCCTCCGGCGCTGATTGGGCGGAAGAAGAAAAACCTCTTTCAAATCTTCAGAAGCTGGAATCAGATATTCCGCCTCACCAGCTGCGCGTGCTGGAAGAGCTGGCCCAGCTGACCGATCGACTGGACAAGCTGACGGCGTTTTTCGATACGGATATCTACCGTTCTCTCGATGTTGACGAGCGCGGGCGCCTGAAAGAGCAGTGCGCACTGATGGGCGAGCTGCAGCGCGTTCTGTCTGAGCGGGTGGCAGCGTTCTGATGAAAACCGAAGTGGGCCGCGCCGCGGTATGGCAGCACGCTGAAGAAGCTGACCTGCAGGACGTTATCAGGAAGGTAGCGGCCCACTTTGATATTGACGATATTGCGATCCACACACCCGGGAAGCTCTCTTATGTGAAAGAGCCTCCACGTAAATATCACAGAATAAGACCGTTTGAGGCCGACGTTTATATTGATGTCGCCACCGGTCAGGTACTGAGGAAAGGATAATGAGCGAAGCAGAAAAAGAAGTGAATACCGTCGTTGAAACCCTTGCCAGCAAGACTATCGCTGAGGTTTTGGCAGAACGTATTACCACGTTCTCCACCAGCGAGAAGATGCTGGAAATTATCGACAAAAAAATTGAGGCCTGCCTTACCGGTGTTATTGATGATGCGCTGGGTCGTTACAGCGATTTCAGTAAAGGTGCCACCGACGCATTCAAGAAGGCTCTGCCTGGCAACATCGACAGTGTTATTGATCTCGGGCGTTACAACTCAATGGTGCAGGA